ACCTTATTCGCTGCCATATGTCGCTTTGCGCGGCATAAAAAAATCCGGCGTTAATCGCCGGACAAAGACACAACTGCGTTGTGGGGAGGATATTCACTGCTTTTATAGTCCTGTATCGTCACAATTGCAAGACCCTGCTTAATCACTGGTCCCCTTGTAATCGTCAATTGGTCGATCTGGCTATCGTCTTCCCATATCCCGGCGTGTGTCAGCGCGTCTAATAGAGCCTTTGGTATGTTGTCGAGGTCTCGCTTTCGCTTATCTGGCGGATTGACGTAAATATCTACCGCCAACCGGCCTACATGGGGAAACACATTCGGCAAATATTTCCGTTTTTCCATTCTCGCCAACATGTTCGCAGACTCCCGATATAGCCGACCTTTTTTGCTGATCAACGTTTTGTTGCCGACACGCCGCCAATAGGTGTTTATTGTTGGTGGATAAGGCAATTTAATCTGCATCGTTTTTTGGTTCCGCGCCTGCATATCGTTCGAAATATTTGCAACTTTGCCCTTTCATTGGGAACCCCCATTCGAATTTACGACAATAGTTCACCTGTAATTCGTTATCGTAAGCGCAAAATATGCAGGCATAGCAGTCGTATTTCTTTTGCTTTCTGTCCATTAATCTCTAATTATGCGTCACTCTCGATAATGCCACACACCTAACACATTCGGGCATGGGTCATGCCGTCAACGCCTGGTGGTGATTTTCGCGCATGACGTCCAGGTGCAGGTCGAGCAATCGCACGCCCACATCGAAACTCGGCTGACGGACTTCGCCGCGCGCCAGGCGGTTAAGGTGGCGCCAGTCGCTGCCGACCTCTTTTGCCACGCGGGACAGCGGCCTGTAGTGCGTGCGCAGGTTGAGGCAGACGCGTTGCCAGTCAATCACCGGCTTGCCCTAACGCCTTTCGCATTTTGCATAAGCTGTCATTGACGACTTTTTGACGCGCTTTCGGTTTTGGTAATAGCCTCTTAAACGGCTTGTAAGCGTCTGTACGCTGCGCCCATCCATCCCGGCATGTTTCCACGAATTTCGGCAGAGAAGGCGGGAAATCGCCGCTGAGAGCGTCTAACCCGCGTTTTATCTCGTTATCAGTGAGTGAGCTTAATTTGTCTGCCCATTCCGCCGCTATCAGTTTCGACATTTTCGAATCCTGCAACCGATTCGACCAGACAGGGCCATAGTTGGCGCTCAATTTTGCAAATACCCACTGTACCCGATCCATTGTCTGCCGAGTCTGTTTTCCAGAAATCCGGGTCGGTGAGTCGCTCAATGTTGTCGATAGCGCGGCTCGCGCTGTTTTCTCGTTGATTCGTCGCATTTTTGGTTTCCCCTTTAACGCGTTTTGCCAACCAGTCGGCCTTTATGCCTTGCCAACCGGCATCGATTGTTTCGTGAATCGCTTCATCTGGCGTAATGCCAAGTTGGTTTGCCGCTTTGATCGCTGCCGACATTGCCCGGTCGAAGGCGTTTTGCGTGAGCGGCGCTTTTTTGTTTTTTCTGTGCTGGATAAATTCCAGGGCCGCGGATTTGGATATTGTGCCGGGTAGGCTTTCCAGCCAAATTGAAGTCTTTTCTTTTTTTACTTTTTCTTTTGTATTTATGGTCTGTTTATTGCGCAGCACCAAATCGGTGCTGGTTTCTGGCGATTTACCAGCACTAAATCGGTGCTGGTTTTGTACCAAATCGGTGCTGGTTTTTAGCTGGTAATTTGCGCGCTGATTTCTTCCGCCTTTTCCCGATTTTTTTACCCAACCATACGCAGACAATTGATTCGTGATGCCCGATATTTTTCCAACAGCAATCCCGGTTAGTTCCGCTATTTGTGGTTTGCCTGGATAACAGGCTCCTTTGTCGTCAGAAAAAGCGTATAACGCAGCCAAAACTTTCAATTCGTTTTTAGTCAATCGTTGATCAGTCAGTGCCTCAATGGGCAGTTTTATAAACTTCCCCATTAATCTGCTTTCCTTTTTCTTGGTTTGGACATTGGCCTAACGATATACAAGGCGCAACCTGTTGCGGTACAGGATTCAACTTGTTGGCGCCAGGTTCCATTTCCCGGCATTGGGTCGTAAATACACTCCTTGCACTTGTTATTGATAGCCTGTCGCATGGATACCCTTTTCACTACATCCCCTCCTGTTGCCTAATCGCTTCCGTTACGCGGCGTAATTTGCCAGCACGCCAAGCCATGCCAATAACGCGGTCAGTCAATGCCTGATCAAGTTCATCCGGCCAAATGGAAATCGCTTGCGGGGTAACACCTGCGGCCTGCGCAGTACCGGCGCGCCCCCCAAAAATTTCATATACGGTTTTCTTGTCCATAGGGTGAATTTAGCATTAAATTGACATAGTGCAAATACCCTTTTTACAAATGCGCAAAAAACCTTGCACTCTTTGCGAAAGGTTCCTATAGTGCAGATACACCACAACGAAAGGAAAGCAATAATGACTGATCAAATCACCCGCAACACCATAGCCGCAGACTTGTTTGCCGATCTCAGCGAGCAAGGCAAAGGCGAGGCTATTTACGAATCAGATTTTTTTAACTTGGTTCTTGCTTCCGTTGTTGCTGCCTATACCGGCAACGAAACAGATAAGGCTAATCTTGGCCGTGCGGTGCTTGCCTGCATCGATGATTTTTTGCGGTATCAAGTGGAAGAAGAAATTGCCAGCAATTTGCCGAAAGATTATGAGCACGAAGCGGAATCGGCAAGCCGGAAAATTGATCGGGATAATGCGGGCCAAATCAATCACGTTACCAGAGTGTTTTTTGTATAAAAGACCTAAGAGGATAAGTAGCGGAGTGGAATTTTATGAACAATCAAACTGAAGCCTACAACCGTCTAACCGACGCGGCTGACCAACTACAAGAGGCGCGTGACAAGATTCTACAGGCACGGTTAGCGTTCGATCTCGGTATGGGATACCAGGGCCACAAAATCGCTGTTGACGCTTGTCAATCGATGGCCTGCGTTCTAGAGATAGTGAAATACGTTTCCATCATTGGCGAAACTATGGCACGAAAAAAACAAACGGCTGCGGAATCATAACAATATGAAATCAGCAAAACGCTATTGGACAGAAAAGGAATTAGCAACATTGCGGAAATATTTTCCGCATCGTCCAACGACTGATCTGGTTGAGCTTTTTGATCGGACAGCATCGGCAATTAACACTAAAGCTGAGCGCATAGGACTAAGGAAAACGGAAAATTGCCTTAATGAAATTGGGAAATCTAACTCACAAAAACGCTGGCAAATAAAATGAAAGATTATAAATATTTGGCAAACCGCCAAGGCCCTTTTCCGTGGAAATCTGGTTTTATCATTCTGGCATTGTGGATCTTGGTGCTATCAATAGAAGCTTGGATTTAGCCAAACGCTGATTACGACTAGCGAGGATTTTTTATCGTGAAGATTAAACCAGGGATTTATGATCGTCATCAACTGACAAACGACGATTACCATGCGGATCGAGATTATCTTTCGTCTTCAGGAGTCAAGTGCATTATCGATTCATTGGCTCATTTCTACGCGCAATACCTCGATCCATTAGCACCAAAGGCGGAAGAAAAGCCTGCGTTTGTTATTGGGTCAGCGGTTCATGCGGCAATTTTGGAACCGGATATTTTTGATGCTGATTATCTTCGTGAACCGAAATTAGATCGGCGCACCAAAGCGGGAAAATTGGCTGCAGAAGAATTCGCCAACGCGTCAAGCGGCAAAATTGTTTTGCCCGATAGCGATTATCAGGCAGTAATTCAAATGCGCGACCAGGTGCTAAGAAATCCGTTAGCCGCCGATATTGTTAAAGGTGCTATTACTGAACAATCGTTTTTTGCATTGACCGATGACGGCATTGGGGAAAAATGCAGGACTGACGTTTTTCGGCCAGCGGCAATTGCTGACGTTAAAACAGTGCAAAGCGCGCTGCCACGAGATTTTTTTAGAGACGCGGCAAATTATCGGTATTTCATGCAAGGCGCTTTTTACTTGGACGTTGTTAAAGCAGTGACGGGCGACATGCCTGCGGTTTTTGCCTTTATTGCTGTCGAAAAAACGCCGCCGCATCCAATTATCGTTTACACCATGCGTCCGAATGATGATGCGACGGAATTTGGCCGTATTCAGTACCGCGAAGCGTTGGATAAATATCGACGCGCTAGAGATTCAAACAACTGGCACGAGTTAATGCCAATGCAGTTGCCCGATTGGGCAAAAAACCAACTGATCGAAGATGGAGAAAACAATGTCTTCTGAACTTGCACAAGCAACACAAACATTTATGACCGCAGAAACCGCTGCATTTGAACTGGCGCAGCGCAAAGCAAAAGCCCTTATGTCGGCAACGGTTCTGCCAAAAGAATATACGGGCAACCTTGGCAATACATTGATTGCCCTTGAGTTGGCAGAACGAACAAACTCGGCCCCGCTGCAAGTCATGCAAAATCTATATATCGTCCACGGCAAGCCTTCTTGGTCGTCGAAGTTTTTGATTGGCACGTTTAACCAATGTGGTCGATTTTCGGCTATCCGGTATGAATGGAAAGGCGAGCCAGGTGCTGAAGACTACGGTTGCCGGGCGGTTTGTACTGAATTGGCAACAGGGGAAAAAATCCAGGGTATCTGGATAACGTGGAAATTAGTTAAAGCGGAAAAATGGGACGCAAAACCCGGTTCCAAATGGTTGACGATGCCCGAAAAAATGTTCCAGTACCGCGCCGCCGCTTGGTTGATTGACGTTACTGCGCCGGAAATTGGTTTAGGTTTGCCAACCGCTGAAGACGCAACCGATATTATTGATGTCGATCCTTCAACAGGTGCAATCCTGTCAAACGATATTGAATCAGCTTTAACGGGTAACACTGTCGATCCTGTCGACGAACACGAACAAGAAACGCAAAAACATGAAGACACTGATCCGCCAATCGCAATTGTTTTGGAGTCAATTAAGGATTCACAAAACTTGTCAGATTTGGCTGAAATTGATGAATTAATCAAACATTGGGACAAGCGGACAACCGCGTTTAAACAAGTTCATCAGGCTATCGAAAATAAGCGCAACGCAATAAGCGGTTGAAGATCGCATGTGTGACCACCGGAAAAGCGCTGTCTATGATTCCCGCCCACGCTACGACGATCAGGGAAACCACTATGTGGCTCGCAGACGTCGATGCATGGACTGTGGCGCAACATTCAGCACTGTTGAGATACCACTAGACAGGCTTAAAGCATTAGAGCAACGCGAGGCCGCTGTTCAGGCTGTTATAGCGTTGTCAAATAATCTGATTAGTGGGGTTAAATAATGGCCTTGTATGCCAACGTCATCGATGGCTCAGAAGTTTATGCTACGTCAAAAGACGATAAATGCGTATGGGTATTGCTCAGCAATACCATCGGCGTAATGACGCGCCAGCAATATGCACATGAACAAATCAAACTGCAGCCATATTTTGGGAAACAGGAAATCTACAACCCGTTGGACGAATTAACGAAGCAGGCCCAGGAATTGGATATGGGGTATGGAGTTGCCAAGTGAATGACTTTAAACCACACCAGCTTGGAAAAGTGATCGGCACATGGCGCGTAGTCGAGTACCTAGGTCGCCAGGAAGATCCAGCAGGTAAGGAGAGGCATAAGTATCTGTGCGAGTGCGTCAACTGCGGGACAAGGAAGGAAAAGCGACATGACACTCTCAAGAGGCACACAAAATATTGCGCGGCATGTCGTCCAGCTCATAGTTATGGCCCTGGGCGTGGCAAGCTGGTGAACAACGTGATCGAGAGCAGCGATTTTTTGAGGATGAAATTGCGATGAATATTCAAGACATTAAAACTATGTTGTTAGGCGAATTCACGGAGACAGAACGATGAAAGACGTTATCGAACAGTTCAAGAAGCATGCACGATCCGCAAGCTACCACTTTGCCGACGATACGGGCGATGAATGGCATCTCGGGAATAAGGAGCAAGCAATTGCGCTGCAAATATTCGATGACAATCCAGAATTGCATACCGAATTGCGCGAGGCCGCAAAGGGTGAGCTGTGGAGTTTGAGCAGAGAACGGCCAGTTTCTGGCTAACGCCAATGCTTAGGGGCGACGCCTGAGGCGGCGTCCCAGCGACCAACGGGAGCGCCTAGAGCTACTTGTTAGGTGATTTATGACAACAATTGTTGAGAAATGCCCAACCTGCGGAGCAGATGCGATAAACCGACATGACTACTGGGAAGCCAGCCCAGAGAACGGGCAGGAGTATGAGTTAAGAGTGCTGCAAATTGCGAAGGCGCTAAACAAATACTATTTGAACCTGGATCAGGGCAGGTCTCAACAGATTGCTGCCAATGAGGCATTTAGACAGATTCAAGTCATCATGGGGATGAAGTATGAGAAAGGGAAAATGCAGCAATTTTTAGACGACTTTCCAAAGTTAAAGCCTTTATACGCCTAACGACAAAGCTATGCGGCGCTGAGCCGCAGGCGAAGCGTCCGAACGAACGACGAAGGAGTGAGTTGAGTGAACTTGACCAACTTGTTAGCTGGCCTTGGCGGCATAGCCGCACTCGTGGGGTTGCTGGTGATGATATACGCGGCTGGCAACGTGATTGAGTGGTTACGTTTCTGGAGCCAGACGCGGCGGGATAGGCGCGATGGGCGCAGACAATGGGCTGTCTCTGGCTGGAACACCTGCCCGGAAGACATCGAAGATGGGCAACAGGTGATCGTCCAGTTAGACGGGTGGGGAGTTGAAACAGCTATTCGTCGTGGAACCAGATTAATCAGCAAGAGCGGCGGCTATAGTGCCCCACTTGATAACTGCCTGGGATGGGTTGAATTTCCTAAGGCCAGATAACGCCAAGGTAAGCGGCGGCGATAGCCGTCCGAGCCGTAGGCGAACTTGACCCACTTGTTATGTGTGCAGAGGTTCGCGTTACTCGTGGCCCGACAGATTAGTATGAAAGCACTATGAGTCCAATTCCACTTATTACTGTCGCAGTCGTTACGGTTATTCAGATCGTGCATTTCTATAGGAAGCACTTCCCTGATGACATACCAAAAAAATCAATGCTGTTAGCAACAGGATTCAACTTGTTCTTGTACGGGACGTTGTTGCAGTTTTTCTCTGCATAACGACCAAGACGAACTCTATGGTGAAGAAATGAACGAAGAACGAGATTATGTATCAGTCCTAGCGGACGCGCTTAGTGCGCTGCGAAATATCCCAGATGATGAATGCAGCGAGGATGTAAGTGAGACACTTGTTGCCGTGGAAGAGGATGTGAGCGACGTGCTGAAATGGCTGCGCGGCTCATAACGCCAGCGTAACTGGCGTATGAACAGACAGCAGAAAAGAACACAGGACGCAGGGACTAGAACAACGACTACTACCGAAAAAGTTATTTTGGGAACTATGGCGGCTCTGCTTGTGCTTATGATTATTGACGTGATGTACACGGCGAACGCCATTAATGAGGCAGGCAAAATGAAGGCTGTGGTAATCGAAGCAGGCAAAGAAGTTATCGACGAAGACTACATCGAAAATATTTGCGAGGACTTGCGTTGCGCACTGATTAACGTACTCGACAACCCTGGAGAACAGGACGAATACGACAGGGCGGTTGATGAAATGCGGCACATAGGCGCGACCCTGGATGCAATGATGCCGGATGGTGATTAGGCACATAACGACAAGGGTAACGCGCCGTAGAAAGCGGCGCACAGGAGATTGATATGAACGACAAAACCGACCCGCTTTCTACGGTCGCTGTTGACCCGCTTGTTAGCGCCTTTTCGGAGAACGACTGCTTGGCGTGCGGGCCTTTTGATGGCGACTTTGGTTCGCCAGATGACCGGATTCTGAAAGACAAAATGGCGACGGCCCGAAAAAGCGGAGAGTGTTTCTTGTGTGGGCAGGAAATTCTACCGGGTGAGAGGATCAGGACTATGGCGGCTGTTTTCGATGGCGAATTCATGTCATATCGCTGGTGCAATGCCTGCTGCGCTGCGATGGCAAAAAGTTGGCTTGACGACGGCGAGGCCTATGAAGAGCGTGCTGCATTAGCGCGCTAACGCAATTCTCAGTGGCGACCGTACCGCGCCACAGAACCTGAACGATCACCACAAACACGCGACGCGGTACGGCGTCCACTGGAGCTAATTGTTATGTGTATTTATTATGGCGATTGCCCGTTTAATATGCCTGACTGCGAAGAAGATGATGGCCACTACAAATGCCCTCATAGAGTAGTTGGAGATATGGTTAGAATTAGGTATTGGCAACAAGACACGATGGAAAGCGGTCGGTGGTGCTTGACTGGTTTAATGACAGTTGATTCGGCAAAGAAAATGAACGCTAGTGGCATATTGGATCGGTCTGAAATTGTTGCCGATAGCGATTACACATAACTAGGGATTAACGGACACATTTGTCGCATAATCCCGTAAACTGAAACCGGGTTGCTGATTTCAAGCGTTGATCAGTAACCCTGCAAAGCGTTGGTGATGCTCGCTTGGTTTTTTATGTCGTCAGAAATACTGCGGAACATCGTTTCCAACGCCAAACTCGTTTACGGTGCTTTCCTCTGTTACCGGCTGATAAGACACATACCAAAGCCAGCCTGGTGGTGTTCCTCCGTCCGCATACGCCTCAGTTCGTGATTGCAACGTATTGACGTTGCCGTCGCCTACGCCAATAACGGTAGATTCTTCCTGACGGTTTACAAAATCAGGCTTGATGAAATCAGCCACAACGTTAAACGTACCGCTTGACAACATAAAAATTCGCACAGAAGGGTCGATTTCAGAAAGCAAAGTTCCGTTTGCGTATGACAGTGTGTTGCACGTCACGGATTCAGACGTTGACGAATCAGAAGTGCCGCTAGTTGGACAGCCGCAGAACGTTGCTACAGATGTGTTTGGTGGGCACATCGGCCCACGCGTGGTGCTGTCTGATGTTTCTTGAATCAGCGCCGAAATGCCAATCACGGTGCCAAAACAATCATAATTTTCCTCTAGTCTGTCGATCGCAACAATATTTTCTGCATATTCGATTGTGTTGCTTGACGTACCGCAGCTTTCAAATTCCCAGGCAAGCCCACCGCCTGGCTGTGAAACTGCTTTCCAAAATGAAGACTGCGAGAAAGATCCAGAATAATTTTGAGAATAATTTGTTGATGTTTCGCGGTGGTAATCGCGCACGATGTTGCCTTCGTGTCGACGGTAAATAATCGCGCTTGTGTCTGTTTCGGTCACATTCCGCTGAAATGTTGTCGAACCCGATGAAAGCGTGTATTGCCTCGTAGTCACCATTTCTTCGATGGTGTTTTCTGGAAACTCATTAGCGTCGCCAATTGCAATTGATGGATCTGAATCAACCCAGGGAGACGACCACACCGGAAACGGATCACTTTCACCGACGACAACAGTGCGAGACAAAACTAAATCTTCGTATTCGTCTGAAACGCTAATCGTCGCGGAAAGCCCTGCACCTGTATCAATGTCGCCAGTGCCTGAAACGGCCACATTGATAACGCCGACCAATGCGTACCTTTGCGAATAGTCCAAATGTGCCTGGCCTTCAACATAAACCTCGTCAATGATGGTTCCGTTTGTGGTGTAGGCGTTGATAATCACGTCTGATCCGTCAGGGTTTGGAACAACGGCCAGCTCTTCATCACATGTGAGGTTATTTGCCATCATGTAGGGTTCAACCGTTCCGCTAACATACCAGCTTGGGAAGGTTGGCACCCAATCCAACGTAGCCAGCACAAACGGATCTGGACCGCTGCGGCCAAAGCGGCCAAAAAGCGATTGGCAAACCACCTCTAAGCGTGTTTTTTGGTTGGTAATGTCTGGCGTATTGTCGATGATGGACTGCTGGATTTTCATCAGCCAGGTAGATCCTGCAGGGTCGCAATACAACCACGATCCAGTGCCTATCTCTGGACCGCCGTTTAAAGCTCGGTTATAACCACAAAGCAAAGCATAATCGCGCCATTCAAAACCAAGCGTGCTGTCTCTTGTCTGCTGTCGAATGTTTCTGCGGTTTCCCAACGCCGATGGATGTCTAACAACAGTGCATGGTCCTGTTCCGTTCACGCTCACCGTTTTTAGGCCTACTGTGGCCTCACCGTTCAGCGCCAAACCGTGATATGGCATGCCAATATCTTGAGGCGGGATAAGCCGGTTCATGCCTCTGGATCAATGTGCTTCACAACAATGCTACTACCTGCGCCATCGTCGTCGATATATTCAGTTTGATCGCCAAATTCAAAAATGAACAGGCCATCGCTGCTTGTCAGGCTGTAAAACGTGCTGCCTGTGTAGTCTTGTTCCGCCAATGGCGAAATAATGCCGCTGGAACCATCGTCTGGCGCTTCACCGGATGGCAAAACCTCTGAACGGCTTTGCCCTAGCGCCTTGCGTGAAGGAGCCGGCCCTAACCTGCCCTTGCCGCGTTTTGGGTTAGTGAGTGAATTAATCAGTTTGACGAGGTTATCAGTCATCAGGCGGCGCTCTCCACGCGGCTGGTCAATCCAATGGAAATATCGGGGTAGGTGGCGTTCCCGGTTGAATTATCCCACTGAAACCAAACAGCCACCGGGCTGCCGTAATTGATCACGGTTCCAAGGTTCAATGATGCCCCGCCTGTGGCACTGGAAAGCCCTGCCTCGGTCAACGCTAGCTTGATGTGGCTGGCCTCCACGTCGCTGCCTGGCGTGGCATCGGCTACGCTCACAACGATCTGATCCACTCCTGGGTTGGTGGCATCCTCGATCTTGGTGCCAGTGGTTGGCGTGCCCACGTAGAAAACACCGGTGCCGCTGCCGCCATTGATCGCCGCGGTGGCCAGGGTGTCGGTGGCATCGTTGAATATTTCAGTCAGCCCGGCATCTTTATAGACGTGCGCAATCTCAGTCATGTCAATTACTCAATGTCAATTCATCTTCGGGAATGGCTAGGGTATAGCTTGCCGGCTGTTGCAGCACGGTCGCATCCCTGGCCGCCTCTTCGATCTCTGGCATGTTTACCACCATGCGCGTGCGGTAAATTTCACCGCCAGGCACGTGTACTGCTTCGGCCGCGTTAGTAATCCAGCCGTCCCATTCTTCATTGTCTGGCACAGTGGTAAGGCCGCCGATGTGATAGCCCATGACATAAACCCGATCAGTGGCATCTTCGGTCGCCTGCGCTGGTTGGTCTGCGGCATCCAATGGCGAATCAACCGCCACACCGCTGCCACCGTGGCGCGACAACGCCAGCGTCAAATCCATATCCAACGCGCCGGTTTCTGTGTTCCATGTTTCGATAATGCCAAAAACCTTTCCTTTTGCCACCAAGTACGGCGTATTTACGCGCACGGTGCTGGCCAGCGTGATGGTTGGGTCATACACCGGAGAAACGCTCAAGCGGTTGCGTCTGGCACGGCCAATTATTTCCGCCTTTACTTTCGCCAGCACCACCTCTTGTGCAGCTTCCATTGCGGCTCGGCCGTCTTCTTCCACGTCTGTGGCTTCCAGCTGATAGTCGTTCGTCTCTACCGACAAACTGGCGCCCTCTGGAACATCAGCAAACGAGGTATCCGCCTCATAATCGGTAGCGTCGTAGGTGGTTTCTATGCCGTAGTCCTCGCTCAACGCTTGCACGCCAATCGTTTCCGACAAATCCGGCGCGGTAACGGTCAGCGTATACTCTTCCGTTACAGTCTGCGCCCAACGTCGCGCAGCCTTCCACGAGGCACCCAGACAAAAATCTTGTGCCTCTCCGTTCCAGCCGCGTGCCGGCACGCAATATGTGCCAGGACCAGGCAAGGGAATAAAAGTGATTTCACCGATACGCGTCCATGCGGTGCTATCGGCGGCGCTGGCCACAACGCTACGCGGTGGCAATGACCAGCCGTTGTTAAGGTAATGGCAAAACCCATAGGCATCGGGCAAATAAACGCCAATTTCGCGGTGCCGCAGTCGCACAAACCGAAAATCCAAATTAACCGTAAAATCAGTGATAAGTTCGCGCCGATTAACACGCGTCAGGCTCAAACTGTTGTTAAACCTGCCTGCGTCAGTAAAAGTCACATCTGGCGCTGCCTTCGCCGCCCAGGGAATAACCCGCAAATGGCCGTACTCATCCACATGCAATTCGGCGGCCTGCGTGCTCAAACGGTCTTTCGCGTATTGCCACCCGTCTGCGCTTTCTTCGAAAATATGCTTCGACCATTGCCCGCCGACAATCGCATCGATCATATCGCGGCTCAGGTTTTCAAACCTGCCCTGCAAATCTGTTGTGCCTTTAATGCTCAAAACCCCGGTGTCTGGATTATAGCTTGCGTTTGTGGTAATCCCTGTGAACCTGCGGCGCGTGTATAAGGTACTGCCGCCTGATTTACCCACAAAAGAAACCTCCAACTGCTTGCGCTCGTAGTCTTCCGGGTCGATAGCGCCGCTGCCTGGTAGCAATTGCAAGTTACACAATGCGCTGGCCGTTTCTTCCTGCTGAATGCGAACAGTGCCTGTGATCTGGCTGGTAATGTCTGTGCCATCGAGCACGACCAGAGGCGCCCAAGTCGCTACGCCTGCCTGATAATGCGTAGCTGCTGGTGATTCCAGCAACATCGGCAAGCTGGCTGCAGCATAGGCGGTTTGCCCCGCCAACTGCATCGGTAAACTCGCCGCATCATGCGAAATAAAACCACTCAATGACATCGGCAAAGACGCTGCGCCCATATCGGGACCGGAAACAACAGCGGCAGCATGCGCCGCAATTCGCGTACTGGTTAATTTTGAGCGCCATAGGGCAAACTCGTCCATGACGCCGGTGAAATATTTTTCACTTCCAGGGTCATAGACAGCGCCAATATAGAACGGGTCGCCAAGACTGACAGACGGGAAAAAGGAGCCAGGCGTTGCCGAGTTCCAGGTGATGGCGCTGCCATTCAAATAACAAACCCAGCTGCGCGCGGTGGTATCCCACACCAAATGCAACAAGTAGGTAGCGCCAGGCGTTAAAGCGCCATAGTCGCTGTTATAAATCGCCGTGTCGCTGAACGTGCAGGCCGTAAAAACGCGTAGCCGCAATTGGCTCGACAATTCTTCAATAAAAACCGTGGTGCCTGTGTTTGTGCTGATGGTGTCATAATCACCACATAATGCGTTTTCTGTTCCGTTGCCAGCTAACGCTGGCGCGACAAATGCCACCATTATGGTGGCATCGTGGGAACCCATATCAAAGTTAACGCTTGTGCCAAGTTTTAAAAAACTGGTGTAACCGCTGCTGCCGTTATAGCTCACAGCGTCATCATCATCGCCAACTAGGCCAGTAACGCCAAGGGTTACGCCGGCACTGTGCGTGCCGTCTGTGCCATCGCTGCCGTCATCCACGGCCGTGGTGGTAGCGTCACCAAGCCTGTAATACCGGTATGGTGAATCGGCTAGTATTTCGTCAACAAACGCCACTAGACTTGCTCCGCCACCAGTGACCAGGTGTAATTGATGCCGCTGTCGCCCTTGCTCCTGGCATCGGTAATCACCGCAGTGAACTCAGGATAATAGTGCAACCGGTATCCCGTCGCACCGGATACCGTGGTCAGGGTGAACACGTCGCCGGTTTCATCACTGATCGTGGTTTCGACCAAATCGCCATCCACATGCCCCAGCGCATACGGCTCAAAGCCGGTATCGCTGCGCCTAGCCGACGGCAAAGTTATCACATTGCTTGCACTGTCTACCGCGTGCGGTGCAGCGCATTTTATCAGGTACTGGCCACCACGGAATGCCGCCAGCCCCAAAGGCACCCAGCCCTTGGCGTTTATCGTGGTGCGCAGTTTTGCCCATCCCAACGTGCGCAACACGCCGCTGCCGTCCGCAACACGCCGGAAATCATCGGCACGAATTTCCTGGTATTGCTGGTCGTATTCCAACAGCGAGCGGGTTGGGATCGTGATCGAATCAATGACCAAATTGCTCATTATTTATCACCTCGCTGCTCAACTTCTAACTCCCAGGCTGCAATCTCGTCCGCTAACCGATCGCTACGTGCCCGCAAACTGGCGGAGATCGCCACCGCCTTTCGCTCTAGCGCATCTAATGCCTGCTCGGCTGCACTGGTATCAGCACCAACAGGCACGATAATTTGTTGCTCCTGCATTGCCGCTTGCAGCTTTTGCGTTGCCTCGTTCGTAAAACTTGGAATGCCGTTATCGTCAATGCTTGGAATAATTTTTAGCGATTTATCATCCAACTGCTGATCAAAAGCGGTGGCTAGGGTGTTTTTCAGCCGTTTGATGGTGTCGTCTGTCACCTCACCTGCTGCTTTCAGCTGGTTGATGGCTGCCGCTGCGGCCTCAATGTTCTGCGCTGCCTCTTCACTATTAGGATCAACGCGCACGGAAGATAGAGCATCACCCACCAGGCTATACGCGCGCGAGACTTTTCCGGCAGTAGAATCCAGGCCATCAAGCGGGTCTTTTGGCTTTTCTTGAAATAGCTTCTGCGTTTCTTTGTAAAGCTTCGTTGCGGCGCCGGTCGCCGCTTCCAGCTGCTGGCGTATGCGTGCCACACCGCTGGTCGGTATATCCTGCAAGGATTGTGCTGCCTGATCGGTTTTTATCCTCAGATCATCCAGTTGCGCGGTTACGCGGAAAATTTCCGCATTAACATCGTCAGCCTGAATTAACGATAAAGGATCACCGCGCCGTTCTAACCTATCGCGCTTGTCGATCAGCGCTTGCAGTTGCACCTCAAGATTCCGCACCTTGTCGCCGCCAATATCAAAGCGGGCAAAAAACCGGCTCGCAGCGCCAGCCATTTCAACCAGCGCGGTTTTGAATCGAAACGAAAGGGTGTCTGATAGTTCATCGAAACGATCGTTAATTTCTTCGGCGCTGCGTAGCAAACGCTCTTCGACAACCTGCCCCGCATCACGCGCTGCCTGCGCAAATTGATCAAGGCCATCGCTGCCATTGCGGAGCGTATTAACCAGCGCGGCACCTTCGGTATCGAACGCGGCAAAGGCCAGGCGCAATTGCTCCTGAGGATTTTGCGTGCTGGCGATGGCATCGGCATAATCTCGCAGCACATCTTCTGTGGTGCGCAAATTGCCCTGCGAATCACGCACAGCAATCCCAAGGCGGTCAAATTCTTTTTTCAGCACGCCAGTGCCTTGGCCGGCTTCCCCAAGCCGGCGGCTGAAACGCTGAATCGCAACATCTACCGCATTGATTGCCACACCGGTTCGCTGTCCGGCGAAGCGCAGCTCCTGCAAGGCATCTGTGCTCACGCCAATTTTGTCAGCCTGCTTGGCAAGTTTGTCGAATTCTTCCGCCGCGTTTTTTGCAGGTATTGCAACAGCGGCAATAGACGCCGCTGCCGTGCCGAAACCGGTCACAATATTGCGGCCTACCAGCGCAATTTTGCGCCCCAGCGTGCCGATGCTGTCGTTGGCGCGCTTGTGCGCACGCTCTAGCCTGTCACCTGCCTTTTCTGCCTCGTCGCCAAGCTCGTTATAACCGGCCGTGATCTTGCGCACCTGGCCGGTGAACTTGTCCTTCAGGCTGTAAAGAATTTCGACGACGCGATTGGCCATTATAGTTTGCTCAAAGCGAATTGAATTTCACGGTCGAGGTTTTTGGCAAAAACAGGCTCAGTGCGTTTGAGTATTTCAGGAAGGTGGCGGTTTGCGGTTTTCGTGATTGAAGGCCCATACAAAATTTTCACTGGATAACGTTCGCTGCCTTCGCGCTTCATCACGTGTTCTCTACCGCTCTTTATCCCCTTCGCGATGAATGCCCCAGGGATTAACTGCCTGCCCTTGCGCTTGTAGATCGTCACCTTTACGCCGCCACGCGCTGCACCTCGCCGGCGCGTTAGTTTGGTTTGCCTTGGCGTGCGAAACTTGATCAGCTCCAAGCGCCGATCACGCACCACTAACTTGCCCTCCAAATCAAAAACCATTTTTTTTTCGATGCGATCCTTGATGTCACCAGCACGCAACGCCAAGTCAGCCCTAATGGCTTTGCTGGTTTCCTTGCGCGCGGTCGTCAGCGTGCGATTTATAGCCCGGCGTGCGCCCTTGCGCATTGCCTTTGGGGTGTCTTCAAGGCGCTTGTTCAGTGCTTTAAGTATTGGCTTTTGCGCATTGAAGTTAATCAGGTCATAAAACCGCCGGGCCATTACTACGCCTATCAAGCCGCCTTAGCCACAAAATATTGCGACAGTCCTGCCGCGGTGATGCTGGTATCCTGCAACACGTCACCGGTCAACACCAGTTCAGCAAAGTCATCACCGATCAGGCTCATTTCTGCGGCGGGTCCAAACTTGGCGCGGTGTACGGTAACGATGAAAGGTGCACCGGATTGTGCCTCGTTCAATCCATCCAACACCAGCTTGTATTCGCCGGCGGAACTTGTCAGCGCTTCGACCACATCCACCGCTTTTTTGGTGTAGCTGATCAACAGCGCATCATCGGCGCTGATGCTGCCAGTCGAAAGGATTTTGATACCTGCAGAGGTAACGGTGTAATCGGTGTCCGCCACGTAGGTGGTTCCAGACGGGTCACTGGTTACGGTCACGGTTTCTGCCGTGTCGATGACGTTCGCGGTATCAACCAGCGGATCACCGCTCAGGCTCGCCGGTGCGGTGATGGATTCATCTGTAACCGTGGTGGCGGCTACCGCAGAGGCAGAACCAAAAAGCGCGATGGCCATGTTTTCGGCGCTGTAATCGCTCATGGTCATTGAAAGTGTGACCGAATCGATGCGGGTCAATGCGTTGTAATTGCCGCCACCGGTCGTGCGTGAGGTTTTCAGTTCCTTTTTGTCTTCCGCAATGGAAAACGAAAGATTGACCACGTTGCCAACGTCGCGACCGTCGATATACAAAATGCCTTTACCAATGTAGCTTTTATCTGCCATTTCTCTAGCTCCTACGCTTTTTCGGGATCACCTGGCTTGCGCAGGTGGGGGATGGAATACTCAACGCGGCCACCAACCACGCTGTTACCTACTTCTGGATACAAAACTTCGTCGCGCTGCCACTTGATGCCGCCGTTGCGCACATCAATCAAAGCGCCTATGGAATAATCCTCAGTTTCAATCGCTTGCTGAATATCAGAAAGCACCGCTATGCCTTGGCCTTCGTCATCAATGCCGGTGCGCGAAACGTAACCTTCGACAACCAAGGTAGATGCGACGATCACCAAACCTGCTTGGTTTTCCTGGCCGACTTCTCGCGCATCCAGGTAAACGTGCACGCATGGCACCTCATTTTCTGTTGGCTGCACGCGAGTGCGCCGCACGCTGGTGCCGATGCTTGTCTGATAATCACCGGTGCCGTCGATCGCGGCAGCGCGCGTTGCAACCGATTCAATTATTCGTTGCAATTTAGACGCGGACATTCATCACCCATTCGTGCTCATTGAATTGTTCGACACGCTCAACAGTGTATGCTTTTCCATATTCAATCACTTGATCACCAACGGCAGGCGCTGACACTTCGTTTTTGCGCACAAAAATCAAATGATCGTCCGCACGCACGCCAACGCCTGCGGCGCTTAACACATCGATCGGCTCTTGCGTATGCACAACGGTAACGTCTAGCGTGCCTCCTGCGGTTGGCATATAGCGCGCTGGATCACCTAACCTGTAGGCTGCATTGATCATGCGTAAGGAGGCGGTCATCCATTCCGAGACAACGCCATCGTCTGTTAGGATGCTGCCGGCGTAGCCCGTGCCTGTGCCTGTGCCTGCATTTCCTTCAAGAATGAAACCAAGCACCAAATGGCCTATGGAACCATCTCCAGTTCCTGTGCCCGCTGCGCCTTCGCCACGGAATGCTCCATCAACACCAGCAGTCAACTGGCCAGTCTGGCCTACTCCGGTGCCTGTGCCGTCTCCACCTTCACCGATGAACGCCGCGCCGATAATTGCGCTGCCTGCTTGCCCTGCACCGGTGGCCGTACCTGTGCCACCGTTCAGCACATGGCCAAGTGAAAGAATGCCTGATTGCCCAACGCCAGCTCCGGTGCCTGCAGAACCCTGGACGCTGAACGCGCCGCCAAACTGGCCTGTGCCACCCTGGCCTGCACCTGTGGCCGTGCCTGCGCGGCCTTCCAGCACAATGCCAGTAATTAACTGCCCGGCCTGCCCTACGCCGCTTGCGTTGCCTGCCGCGCCTTCACCAACAAACGGCACAGCCGTGCCGAACGTGCCAACACCTGCCTGCCCTGCACCTGTGGCCGTGCCTTGCGTGCCGGTTAAAACATGGCCAAGCGCTTCGCTGCCTGATTGGCCTGCGCCATTACCCGTACCAGCAAAGCCGATGCCTTGGAATGGTGTACTACCACTCGTAAACGTCCAGTCAGTGTTCCCGCCGCCGTCTACGTTGCCATCAGCGGTTAGCGCATCAATAGGCGAACCCGTACCGCTCGCGGTTGATCCAGTAATCGTGCAGTAATCAACGTATGCCGTGCCGTTCAGCACAATATCAACGTTCGTAATGGCACACATGGTGCCGCTTACGCCATTAACGTCCAGCAGTGTTGATATGGTTATCGAGGCCATCAGTCAATCACCGAGGTTCCTGCGGCCATCGTCAACGTCCCGACTCCGGTGACGTTGTTGCCGTTAATGTCCAGCGTTCCAGCCGTTAATGTAATGTCTTCAGGCGCGGCATTGCCGGTGAGTTGTACCGTGCCGGTGGTATCAATAATCCACTCTTCTGTGGTCTGAGAATCCAGGTTAATCGTTTGCGTGGTGTCGCCGTTAAAATTGATGGTGCCTGTTCCTTTTGTGTAATTACCTAGGTTCGTGATCGTTACATCGCCGCCAAAGTTTATATTTACTGCTTTGGCTGACCCGTTGTAATTCCAGGCGCTCGAAGCATTCGGCAGATTAATAGTGACATTGCCAGGAAACGCGTGAGACCCAGCTGCTATAGGAATTTGGGTTTGCGCGAATTCAAGAAATTCGATTTCATCTGACGTTATAGTTCCGAAATCAATATCAGATCCGGGGTTTTTGTAGCCGATAAAAACCATACTTCCGCAACTGATCGTTCCGTTATTAACAAAATCACCGACACCGTTATACCAGCGATGTTCCAGTCTACGCGGGCCAGTTACTTCGCCTCCAACATCAATTGTTAAATCTCGACCATGAGTGCCAGAATCAGCTCCAACCGATAGCTTTGTTGTCCCGGCAGAAGTACCTAATGTCAAAGTCCCTTTCACATGAAGCAAATCAGTGACAAACGCTTCATAGCGCGCAGCCCACGTTATGCTCGCGCCGGTGTCTATTACTACAGTTTTTAACCGGGATGCTGATCCAGCATACCAAGGGTCAAATGTCTTGCTGGTCCCTGTCAGCGTTAAGGTATGGCCAGTATCTACTAACTGGTCTGTTAGCCGTCCCCAGCCAAAGTCGCCTGAGCAAGTCCAATCCCCTGATCCTAGATCGATAGTTCCTCCGGCAGCGGCAGTGTTGCCTATATCCCAATCAAAGCCGCCTGTTCCAATCGTGAAATCGTAAGTACCACCATCAAACGTGCCTGTGTACGCTTTGACTAGATTTATACCAGTTACATTGACATTTGCATTAACTGTGCAATCACCAGTACCGCTGCCGTCAAAATATGCAGTATCTGCAGAGCCAGGAACAGACGCGCCGCCACTACCGCCGCTGGTTGTTGACCAGTTCGCGGTGTCGTTCCAGTTTCCTGCCGACGATGCTATCCAATAACGATCAGCCACAATTCAGCCCTTACGCCTGCGGAATGTCCACTTCGATAGCGTCGAAGATCAGTCTGTAATTAGCCGTCAACTTGTATTCTTTCTCTGCGGTATCGGCAGGCAATACCGAGTCAGTTTCGAGCAGCGATGGGCCGAAAATACACTTGCACCATAAAACGCCAGTGATCGCGGAGACCGCTGTTTCAAGCTGGGCAATCTGCGCGTCGCTCAGGTCGATACCGGAACCCACGGCAAGAGTGGTGATATAGTTTCCATCTTGACCATCAGGAACCTGAAAAATCCGATTGGCTCGGGTGTAAACGTCCTGTGACTGATTGATAAGCAGGTTGTCGTATGGCTTGCGTTGAACAGTTGGGTAAGACGACATGATTTATATCCTATTGCGCTTGATGTCTGAGTTGCCCTGGCGCGTCTTCTGGCGGCCCGGACGTATATGGAAAGCTAAGGGCATTCGACGGCCCTGATTCTCCCAGCGAGTTGTAAGCCACCACCACGCAAGTCGTTCGCCCATTGCCAAGCTCGGCATTTGCGAGCAGTACCTCAATCGCAGACCCTTGCCACACCTGCTGCTGGTCACAGTACAGGCGGAAGCCGTCGATTAGCTCCATTGACTCTTCTGGATAATCCCAGGTCAGCGAGCGGTCAGGCGTGATCACCTCTGCGTGTGCAGTGCCGACAATAAAAACCAAGGCCAAAATGATTTTTTTCATCAATCAAACCTCAGTTCATATTGCAGGCCGTAACTGTGGCCGTTCGGGTTCATGTTCAAATGCGGAACGATTCGCCCTTTCTCACCGCGTGAGAATTCCAGAAACGACTGCGCAGGATCTTCGTCTTGATCCGCCACGTAAAGAATCAGCGCCACCGCTGCGACACCAAGGCCAATCTCAGCCCAATCGCGGTCGTCGTCTGACTTGGCTATCTTGTCGCTATCCACAGTAGTGCCAGTCCCATCACCGCCAGCACTGTCGCTCCCGCTATCTCCGGTGTCTCCATCGGGATTCCCCTCGCCGTCGTTGCAGTTGTCGCCCTGGCATACAGGGTCGTCCACGTTACACCACGCACAACCAAAACCATCGTTCGCATAAAGCTGAGAGGAAAACCCCAACATCAACGCGACCGACAACATCACCAACAAACTCTGCCATATTTTCATATCAATGCTCATTTGTGCGATTCAATCGCTGTTCAAGATTATCAATCCTTGCCTCGTTGCGAACGCATTGGTTCTCTAGCGCGCGAATCCTTACCCATCGTTCGAGGGCCGCTTTTCGATGCTCGTCATCCAGAATTTGAGAATGCTCTAAACGCTCGATCCTTTCTGCCAAAACCTTGCCTTGTGTCCCGGTGAATGGATCGCCACGAACATCAGGGTTAGCCTTAATCAGCGTGATACTTCCACCGGCACCCAATACAGAAGCAACAAAAAGCATTGCGATGCGATTCTCTAGGGCATAGTTGAGCCTACCCAAAAACCCACCCAGGCCATTGCTACCGCCAGAAGAATCACGTCCATCAACCATTCTTTTTTTTTGTTTTCAATCCGCATCAGGATTAGGACGGCGTAATGGTTTGCGTAAAAGCGCCATTCGCGGCATTGGCGTCCACATCAAAATCTGATGCGGTGCTGGAAACGTTCGCGTCACCGCCATCGTTCAGGTCGTAATAGCCGACGATCAAATCCGTGCCAGCTGGTGAAGCACCGGCTTGCTGGATCAGATAGCAGTAACGCGCGCTGATGGTCACATCATCGCCGAAATTGATCAGCGAATGATCCAGCTTGAACGTGCGGCTGCCGGTATCTGTCCAGGCCAAGCCTGTCACGGTTTCAGGTGCATAGTCGCCATCAGTACAAACGTTGGCAGAAATGTCCGCGTAGGTGTCTTCTGTCTCTTTGTTCGGCGTGTGGGCATTGTCGATCAACACCGCCACAATGGTGTCGTCTTCCAAGTTGATGTCGCACTTGAGGCACGCCAGGAAACCCGGATCGGTAAAGGTGAAAGCGGAAACGGCCATTGGTTAAACCTCTTTGTGTTCTGGCGGCGCTGGCACGACAGCACCAAAATTTATAAACGCATAAAAGTGCGCCTTTTTCAGATCTTTATCAGTGGTCAGGTAGTCGCCCGGTTTTAACGCGCGACCACCCAACCTGCAGGGTTTAACGATCCGAATACGCACGCTTCGGATTAGGATATGGCACTGGTTCCAGGCATTAGCTGCACTTTGACGGTGGTTTCGCCGTTGCCAGCGTCGGCAAGCGCAACGCCAAAATCGGCAACGTCACCGGTGGCGCTGGTGGCTTGGTTGTCGTCAACCTCGCCAGCCGACGCATCCCAATCAACAGTTTCCCCAGCTTTGATCACAGCACCGGAAACCTTTGGGAAGGTGTAACAGCCGCCCACGTCAACGGTAATGGTTTCCCCGGATGCGCTCGCCACCTCGCGCGCAACGCCAACAGATACAGCGCCGTTGGTGCCAGCAACGAGGATTTCGTCGATCGCCACAGCGGCAGTGGTCAGATAGTCAACGGTCAAAGGCCCGTTGCCGTCTTTCAAATAAGTAGCAGTAGCCATTTTTTACCCCTCTAAAATTTAGGTATCGCCGGGCTTATGCCCGGCTTTCAGTGGTTTTGATTAGGCGCCGTCGTTGTAGTACAGGCCTCGGAAGTCGGCAGCCGCTGCGGCGGCATCGATGCGAACCTTGTACTCGATGCCGTCAACGTCCCAGCCATCCTTAGATTCCATAGACGGCGTTTGCTGACCGTTAAGGAAGCCGACAACAACAGTGTTGCGTGCTGCCGCCAGGAACCATCCTGCCGCGTTGAACGTGTCCAAACGATGGTCTGAAACCGCAGTCACAGTGCCCTGTATCGTGTTCGGGGTCAGCGTGCCAGCGGTTCCGGCAGGGTCATACTGAGCGGCCACCAAGGTGTTCGCGGTGCTGCGCAACGCCTCCGGGACGATCAGGTATTGCGGGCGAATGCCAAGAGTCACGCCCTGCGGGTCGGTCTGCAAAGCCATCGCAGTGCGCCCAGCCTCTACAGTGGCCACGCTAGGCGCTGCGCCGCTGGTCACGTAGTTGCTATGAGCGGAAGCAAACAGCTCTACGCCGTCCTGCGTCATCGTTGCGGTTGTGCCGTTGGTCAGGATGGCATAGGCCAAATCGCCAACCTTGCGCGCGGCCGATGCGCCCATTGCGCGCGGGATGTCACCGAGTGCGGAAAGGTCATCATTTGCCAGCGCCTGACGGGTAATAGCAAAAAGTTTGCCGTAGGTGGCCAGCTGGATGGTTTCCTTGATGTCAGACACGTCTCCATGCTCGTACTGCTGCGCTTCGCGCACTTCGTCAAGGTCAGAAAAAAGTGACAGGTTCAACAGGCTGGCGGTTTTGAAGTCTGGAATCGATCTGGTTTGGCACCACATCGACCAACTTTCGTCAGCTTGCATGAATCCATCATTCATCGACTTGTTAGCCACGTTTTCCAGAACGCTGGCAAAGTGTCCGGTGGTGCCTGACATGCCAGAACGCTTCAGCGCCTGGCCTATGATGTTTTCGCGGTTGCCGTTAGCGGCTACGCCTTGAATGCGGAGATATTCCCGCGCCATTTCAGTCGGAGACATGCTGATGAGCTCGCCGCCTTGCGCTTCTTGCAGTTGCTTGTCGTCAACCACTGCGCCGCTGCGAATGGTCAGCGCCAGCTCTGCGCCACGCTGAAACTTGTCTAGCGCATCCTCACCGGCAGTAGCGGCCCCGGAAAAGCCGGGGGCGCGTTTGCGTTCGAAGCCAGGCACGGATTGGAATGCTGAACCTTCGCTTTGGCGTGCGGAAACATCAACAGAAACGTAACCATCAGCGATCGCATCAAGAATTGCCTGCTTTGCTTGATCAACGGAAATCTCGGGCGAATCTTCGCAGGCGCGTTGCAGGTCGCCAAACGCATCGCCATAACGTTCAACGTAGCGAGAAAACAAGTCGCGAATTTCGCTTCGGCGCTGCGCCTCCGCACGTGCGCCTTCTTTGCGCTCGCGCTCTTTCTGCACAGAAAACAGCTTCAGTTCGCTGCGTACTTCTGGTTTTTGCTGCTCGGTGTCAGTATCAACGGCAGCCGGTTTATTGTCGTCCGACATGGTTTTGCCCTCTTGAGGTTTGCTGCGATTAATGCCGACTCTGGCGTCCGCAGGTACTGTTACGACACTCGCTTCTAGCGGTGTCCATCGAATAACGGAGATTTCCCCGTTGTCATTTTCTTCGTACTCGTCGATCGAATAGCCGATAGACATGTCCCGAAGGAATCCGTCGCGCACGTCTTGCCAGATTTCGGCAGCGCGCTTGTTTTTACTGAAACGTAAATCGCCGCGCATCACGCGGTCCTGATCAAGCCGCACGTTTTCCACTCGGCCGATCGGCGCTTCATGGTCGTGCGACCACAACAGCGGCAACCCATCAATGGCGCGCTTCATATCGATTGCTTCAGACTCATGCACCAGAATCTCGGTGCCGAAAAAGCGCTCAACCGGCGTTTCGCTTGATAGCGCTGCAGTCAGCGTGCGCGTATCTTCGTTAGCGCGTGTGGCGTCAATGGTAAAAGTGCGCTCGATTGCGCCTTGTGGAATCTCACGCTTCATCGTCTTGCTTTTCCTCGTTTACTGGTTGCGCCTGTGTTTCCTGCACCCGCATAACATCAGCGGCCAGTTGCTGATCAACTATGTCAGGGTCATACCCGCGCTCGCGAATCACCTGGTGGCGTGATTTAAATCCGGCTTGCACTGCCACCTGGTCAGCTTCGATTTCCTTTTTCGGATCAATCCAAGGCATGCCAGGTGCGCGATAGTCTGCGCGGTTCAAGGTTTCGGGTTTTGCACTGCGCGGCAGCGTCAGCTGATTTGACTGCACAGCCCAAAACAAAAAACGCTCGTAAATCGGTCGCAGAAAGTTGCTTACAAACTGATCACGCATACGGGCATAGCCTGGCGCGCTCTCCACCATTTCCTGGCGCTGTGCCGAATAAGTGCCGTTATAGTTTTTGGTCAGGCTTGAGGCATTCACCCCAATACCGCCAGCAATGCGGCGGTGCTGGTCTGCCAAAAATTCGATGAGGTTGGTGTTAGGGCGATCTAGGCCAATGCCTTTTATGTCTTCACCTGGCAACAGGTTGTCGAAGATCACACCCGGACCCATTTCAAAATAACGGTTGGCGTAGCGGTCTGAAATATCGCCGGATTCGTTCAAGAAGCTGTTTGTATCACCCCCCAATAGATCAGGGTTTCGGATGATCGCAGCCGTAAAAGCCGCTCCCACGCGCGCTGCGATGCGCTCTGATTCTTCCATGTCTCGCACGTCATCAAGGCGGTTTATAACGCCATGCAAAATTGACACGCCGCGCGTCTGATTCAGGCGCCTGCTGAATTTCAAATGCTCGACACGCTCAGCCGGAACCCTGCGGGTTTGCAGTTGGCTCGCGTAATGCGAATAAATCGGGTCAGCTATTTCTTCAAGAAAATGATAGGCAGTTGGGATTGCGTCCGCGTCTTTTTCAACACCATGCACAATGCGTGGATTGTTGCTGTTTTTTTCAAACGGAAGCCAGTCAGGCTCCAATGCGCGAACGCAATATTTCACGGCGCGGCGGTTGTTCGGCTTAACCGGCCCCTCGACATGCTCCGCAAACACCTCGCCATCGCGCAGCCAGGTGCGGCAGGCCAGCCGCTGTAATTCTTCCAGAGACATTTCCCCGGTCACGTCTGGTCTGCGCTTCCAGTCGTTCCAAAGATCCCGGATTCTCTCATTGACACGATCGATTGGGTTTCCTTTTCGATCTGAAACTTGCGGCTCTATCTGTATGCCTGTTCCGACGATGTTGTTTACTAGAATATCCAGCGCGCCGATGGTCAGGTCGTTATTCTCGTCCAGCCATCTGGCATAGTCGCGCAAACGGCTGCCTGCACGATTAACAGAATGATCTGCCGGCCCGGAAGTGTTTGGCACCTTGTGAAAGTCTGACGATTGCGCCGCTTCGTATAAACGGGCAACCTTATGCGCGGACGGTTTCACGTGGAACCTCTTTGGTGGCTTTCCTGTTTCTTGCTTTTAACGCACTGAGCACGGCTTTGTATTCATCAACGTCGAGAATCACATAGGGACGAGTGAAGGCGCCATGCTCACCAAGGATTGTTTTTTCTTCAAGCGCCTTGATCAGCGATCTTTCTACCGCCATCGTGGTCTGCTCGTGTTCGGATTTACGCCTGCGTTCCTGCGCTGATAGGCAAGGATGTCGCGGTTTAATTTGCTGAGTGCCGCCGTCGCCTGTGCGGTGGTTTCATAGGTGATGGTTCTGTCGCCAAGCTGGATGCTTACGACACCTGCGCCAGACAGCAAAGACGCTTCTAATTCGTCGCGGAGTGATAAGGCGGCGGCTATGTCCATGCCGCAAGATTGGCAAGATTTATTATGACAAACTAGGTAAAATTGTCACTTTTTGCAGATACGCCGAACCGTTCGCTCAGACAAGCAAAACGCTTGCGCGATGCTCCGATAATTTCGGCCTGTGAATTGCCGTTTTATGCAATCGTCGCGCTGTGTTCGTGAAAACCAAGGCTGATGCTTTGGCAAATACAGTCTTTGTCCACCAATTTCTTTGCTGACTGCTGCGATCGTTTCCATTGCAACGGCGGCTGCACTCTCAGAATCAACGCCATTGGCTGATAACTGCCGATGCAATGTATCAATCAGTGTTTTGTAAACGTCATTCATCGGCGCGCACCTCGGATAAAGTTGGAGGTTTTCGGAATAAACGATTTTGGATTTTTCTGCTTTTCTGGCTGTGGCGTCGCTTGTTTTTTTGATTTCGTTTTCTTTGCTGGCTTGCGCTGCGCCAATCGATACGCCGCTAGAGCGTACACCATGCAGTCTAGCGCTTCGTTGCGTGATCGCACCTGCACCCATTCCAAAACCTGCCTGCCGCCGCGCTTTTTCTTGACCATGATTTCAGCGGCAAGCTGTGCGAAATATTCGTCATCAAAAGCCTGATCAACAGGGAAATGAATATACCCCGGTCCAGGCTTTTCTAAACGCAATCTGGAATGAATCAACGCCTTCCCCTGGTCTACGCCTATAATTTCAGGATCCGTGCCCCCACGGTTCCTTGATCGCATGCGCTGTCGTCGTTTTCGTATGTCCTGGATCAAAGGCCTATCCATACCAGAAACGCCCTTGATTTGTAGAATCCAACCGTGTCGCGCGGCAAATTCATAGACCATTGTTGCCTGGTAGCCAGAATCTACCGCCGCAAAATCAACACCAGCCGCGCGCATTTCCTCGGCAGCCAATTCATACACTTCCGGCCTTGCCGTATCGCCTGGAATAATTAGGTGATCTAGCGGCCATGCCTCTTCCCCTTCGGCCCAAAGCGCAACGGTCGCCTCAATACGGTTTTTCTGAATATCTACTCCGGCGGTGATTACTCCCGCAGGCAATGTGTCAGGGTATTGCTCTGCCCTGCTACTTAGCGCAAGATCACTCACGCCGTCGCCTTCTTCTTCCCATGTCTCACCAAGTGCCGTATTTACCCAGGTCTTGAATTGCTCTGTGCTCGATTCTCTTGCTTCGACATAAGCAATAGCCATGCGCGCAGGCGTAGACCAAGGGGAGTAAAGCTCCGACAAATGAAAGCCAGCCACGCCGTTGAATTCACTTTCGCCGCGCCATTCTCCATCGCTAATTGCAGCGAGACGTTCTCGTTCTGACCACTCTGACCCACAATGCCTGCAATGCAGACGCGCCTTTTGTGGCTGGCCTTCAGGCCATTTGACTGCATCCCAATTTAAAACTTGTTTTTCGCCGCAATGTGCGCAAGGTACATAAAACCGCCTTTTGTCGCTTGCCTCATAACTTTGCTCTATACGCGAAACACCGGCAACGGTTGGCGTGCTGGTCTGCAAAATCTTGCGATTCCAGAAAGTTGTGGCGCGTTTCTTCGCCAAGTTTACCGGATCCCCCTCGCTGCCGGCGCTTTCAGGGTACCGGTCTACTTCGTCCAGCAGGATTATGCGGCATGGCCTGCTAGCGAGAGAGGCTGGCGAATTCGAGCCGGCCAAAGTGATATGCCCACCAGGGAAACGCTTGTGTAACACTGTGTTGCCACTGGTGCGGCTTTTAAAATCGGCAATCTTGCCGCTAAGGCATGGGGTATCCCTGACCATTGGCGCGAGACGATCCTTCGAAAACGCCTCGGCCATTTGTACTGTAGGCTGCACGCAAAGCATCGGCGCAGGATCGTGCGCAATGTAGTAGCCTATCACCGCTTTTAGTATTGTTGTTTTTCCAACCTGCGCTGACGACATAATCACAACTTCTTGCACTTCAGAATCATTCAGTGCATCCAAAATGCCGCGCTGAAATCCCGCACGATCAAACGACAACAAACCAGGTTCACTAGAATCTTCTGCAGACAAACGCATTTCTGTTTCTGCCCACTCCGATATGCGCAAGTCAGGTGGCGGAAGAAAAACCGCATGCGCCTCAATTACAGTGTTAGTGATAATCGACATTTTCCGATAGTTCGCTCAGTGCCTGCCGAATGATTTTCATTGCCGATGCGCTTACCTCTTCACGCGTCGCATTAACGCAAGTGCCAGCCAATGCGGTTGGCATTGCCAAAAGACGCGCACGGACATTGGAAAAAATGTTTTGCCACGCTTCCAGCACAACGCCTGCCGGGATTAACTCGCCGGCCTTTACCTTTTCGTCTAGCGCTGCAATGTTTGCCTGATGGTGGGCAAGTCGGGCTCGTTCTTCAACGAGATCATATTCCGCGTTAGGTGTTGATCGGCCGGCAGCGATCTCGCGAATATGTGCGCAATATTGCAATCGCGCCCTGTCTATATCTCCGTGTTTCAGGTCGAGTGCGCCCTCTTTGACTAGCGCGCCAATTGATTGCTGTGATAGTCCCACATGCTCAGCGAATTGTTTTTGCGTAAGCCTCATACAATCCCCTTATGCGCGTCATAAACTAGACG